AATCCCTCTCCACCGGTTACACTCCGGGACCCAACCAGGGTCAACTAAAATCAGGACTCAATGAAAATATTAGTCCTGAGAGTGTAGATCGATATTCGTTTGTAACCCTTGGACCCACGGACGACGTAGTAATCAGTCTCCGGAAGGTCCTCGAGACCCCCTGTCATATAAACAGCATAGACAGGGGCGATCCAGTCACCAGGCGTTGGGCGGAAATCCCGCTTAGCACCCAAGGTAAATGAGTCGAAACGAACTCCCTCCCAGCCCCGCTCACTCGATTTCCGAGAAAGGCGGGCATGGCTCCAATCACCCACAAGGTGACCATCGCCATAACCATCTGGACCATATAGATGATGACTGGGATGAATCCACTTCAACACCCTACGTGCGCGCTCCATATCGAAGTCGCGCATATAGAAGTTGTGAAGTAGGAAGAGAGTGCGGCCAGATACCAGATGCTTTTGGTAGAAAGGCCGTATATCGAAGCCGAGCCAGTAGTCTTTACCGCAGGATTCCCGGAAGGGCCCGGACCAGAATGACTTCTCGAGATTAACTGAGAAGCCACAGAAGGCGAGGGTCTTCACTAGGAGAGGTACGGCCTCCGTGGGGACAATTATATCGTCACCGTAAGAGGTCGTCCAGCCTGTGGGCAAGTGTAAGAAATCCGATACGGAGAACGCTAACGAATAAAATATTAGCGTTTCCAGGGGGAAAGTAAAACCGTTCCCCATGGAAGAAAATTTCTCCAAATCAATACACTCACCCCGGTACATCACCTGACCAGTTCGGAACTGGTTAAGGAAGGTGAACCAATCTAATGGAAGGAGACTTGCTACTACCTCTTTCGAGATAGTATCCGAAGCACTTGACAGGTCGATCGTTGCGAGAGAGCCGTTTCGCGAGCCTTGTAAGGCCAGCGTTTGGTTCCGCGACTGATTCGTTATGTCAACACCAGCAAACGCAAGCCGCCCTGCTATGTAATCTCCGATGCCGAGTTGGCCAAAGGAGTTCAGGACGGGTTCGACCACTATAGATCGAAAGGTCTTTGCGTTTTTCGGCACAAACTGCAGTCGGCCAGGAACGACTTTGATGTCGACAAGCCAGCTGCACGAGGTTTCCGCATGGGCATGGTTTTCCGCCCAGGCGGGGGCCTCGCTCAATAACGCCGAAGCGCTATTAATGAGGTTTGCACTACACTCGAGCGCAGCTCCCAATTTCCATCGGGGGGTCGACGCTCGCGCTTTCACGCTCGTATTTGCTCCTGGACCGAACCGAAACTTAAGGTCCTCCAACTTGGGTAAGTTTCCCAAGATCCTAGCAATTTTCCGTTGGGCGCCGTGTAATACGGACGCTACGTCGGAAGGGGGGCAAAACCCTCCCGAATGCATGGATCGAAAAAGTTCGTTGGAGAACTTGCAGTCGAGTTCAGATTTCTGAAACTTCTGCCAGGCGATGTGCTCTTTGTCAATCCCAAGTTCTAACGGCTCAAACTTCTGAATAAAAGCGAGAGCCTGTCGAGCATGGAAAAGATGCAGGGCATTATCATCGTATCTGTAGTCAAGTTCAAAATCACACAGGTGGCTCCAATCGCGGCAAGCGAAGCGATAAGCAAGCTTGTCCTTGAAGCGGCCACTTTCGTTAATGTGTGTCCAGGCGAGGTCCTCGAGGATCGTAAGCGACTCAGCATACGAGTACTCCTGGTCCCATGCCGCCTTGAGTTTTATACTCATGGTATTCTCCTTATATAGGGGAGGTGGCAATCGACTCTCTGCGATATGCAGGATTAAGTCGGATGACGCAACCGGATGAAGGCTTCCTGGATGTTGCTGCTACCGCCAACAAAGGCGCTCGCAGCTCCAGTAGCCGGATTCACGATCGTGTCAGCCACCGCCGACGCGCCGCAGATGGCGTGAGCCATCATACGGACGATGTCGGCACGGTCGTGGGCCGTCGAACGCTCAGGAGCGAACAACGTGAAAATGCCCACGCTCGTATAGGCGGCCTTGGGGGCGACGGCATAGCCGTCCGGATCTCCCATAATTGCGGGAGTCGCCGCGATCGGGACCTCGAGCTTGATCATCAGACGGTAAGTCCCGGACTTCAGTTGTTCCCAGGTGTAGGTGAGGACGTCCTGCAAGACAATGGAGAGTTCCAAAACATCGGTCCTCCACACTCGCATTTTGCCCTCATTCACCACAGGGACGAAAGTCCGAGTCGTGTCCGTATCGTCCTGTAACAGGACATTGGTCATATCAGCCATTATATTCTCCAAAAGGAGTACCCTCGGCGGTAGCAAGCCGCCTCTAAGAGTGCCTGAATACAGGCTTGTCACCGCAAGCAGGATTGCCTACGGGTGTATCATTTCCGAAAAGCGTTCTGCAGCAGGGCAAGCCCCGATGCAAAGTGGCTATTCGACCACGGGCTCTTTAGGGAGGGGGCCGGTAAGCTGGTCCCCTCAATAGTGCCCACATCACGTTTCACATGCGCACTGGAGGAGGAATAACCCCCACCAGAAAGCGAATACCCTGACGCACCCGCCAAGGTCACCCTATGGGCTTGATAGACCGTTGTTACGGTCGAGCCTCTAAGGTGGCTAAGTGATGCACGGGCATCGAGGAAGTTACCGATTGGTAAGAACCAATCAACGACGAAGGAGTACGGCAACAGTTCCCAAGCAACAAGCTCGGGGTCCATAAAACCGAACTCCTCCAACGTGGTAAACTGCTCTGCTTCTTCGATCCGCCACAGTACGGTCCGGACATTAACAAATTTTCCAGACCCGATGCCGACGCCGAGGTTTGTTAACCTCCCGCCTGCATCTGCAGTGTGACGGAACGTGGTGCGTCTCTTTCGAAACTGAGCACCAAGAGCCTGACCCCAGTTGTAAGCATCCCCAAGTAGGGGAGTCCAACCGTAGGTCATTCCTAACCACGCATTACCAGCACCACGGCGCAAATCGTGTGTCGCTTTACCCAGTTGGGTGCGACTCGGATTCACGCCTAGTTGGCGAAGTGCGCCAAGTGCGTCACCATGTTTCAATTTGGTAAACGCATGTGCCAGAGTACGTGCTGTACGGCCGATCATGGTGATGCTTTCTTTCGCCTCACCAAGACTCACAGCTGCGTTGAAGCTATGCCCCCTTACCTTTGCGACCAGTTTGTTAGTCTGGCGCACTTCGGTGTCCGGCGTAAAGCCATTGAACGCCCAAGTAGGAAGGAAGCCGCAGCTCTCTGCTGTACCGCTATTACGCGGCTCTGCAGAACCGAAGGCCCACAGAAACGGGCTACTCGAGACATTTGAGAAGCTCATTTCATAAGGATGGTCGTCCTTCTTAAGACCATCACCCCCGCTCCACACCTTGTGCGACCGCGACCCTGCATACGAGTTTGAACCACAACTCGTCGACAGGGTGTAACGCGAGTCGTTTAGGGTGCTTCCCGTGGTCATAACGATCTCCAGAAGACGGACTGGGTAAGGACTGTCCACACGTACCGCACAGAAAGTAACCTGTGCGGCACGGAGGGCAG